TTTTCGGTTCTTAATCTTGCTATTTCAGCAGGTATTGATTGGAGAGAAGGTTATCCAACGATCGCTTCTCATTATGAACGCGTAAGTAAATTAGGAACTATTCAAGAATACCTCGATAATAAACCCGATCCTTACTTTGTTGCTCAATAATTATATTTATAATTAATAATTATTCAATATAATTATACATCACAATCATCTTCTTTACAATAAAGCTTTCCTGTTACCCATTTTGATTCAGCATTTTTTAATAATTTTACAATAACATCACCCAATTTCATATCATCTGTTAATTGTTCTTTTCCTATCTTTCCTATCATTATTTCTGTAAAAAAGTGATCTATTGGTTTTCGTAAGTGATTGTATTTCATTTTATCTTTAATAAGCTTTTTTGCTTCTGGTATCAAATATCTTTTTACTATAGCGTCTATCCATTTTAATTTATCATCTGATTGTTCGCTATATACTTTAAAATTTTTAAATATGTTTGTCTCGTTCTCCCAAATATCTTTAAACGGCGGTTTTGCGAAACCTTCTATTTGTTTCTTTTTCTCTATAGAATCCCAAGACGCAGCATTTCCGTAATCTAATTTATCGCGCTTATTTTTCCATTTTTTTACATATTCATATCTTTCTTTCCATACATTATACAATTCTATTTTTTTCAAATTACCAATTGTCATATCATTTAAATATTCTTTTATATAGTATCTGAAAAGTACATACGCTATTGTTTCTCCAGGTTTTTTAATTTTTTTATCGTTCGTTTTTGGTTTCTTTTCTTTGGGTTTAATTTCTTTAGGTTTCTTTTCTTTGGGTTTTGACACATTTGCTACCTTTTGTTCTATTGCACCACTATCTTCTACCACTCCTTCCATTACTTCTTCCTCTTCTTCTACTACCGGTGGTTCAAGATTTTCTATTGTTATCATATTTTTATAACGAATAATATCTCCATCATTAATATTTGTATTATCATAAATACTGTAATTTTTTAAATGTTCGGATACATTTTCATCTTCTTCATCGTTATACATTTGATATAACATTGTTGACAATATTACTATCTCATTATCGTTTATTTTATAATCTACGGATTCATAATTCATGAAGGTATCATTACTTAAAACATATTCACGAATTTTTTTGTATCTTAATATTTCATCAGCTAATTTTTTATAATATATTCTTTCATTTGATATTTTATCGTCACCATACATTAAATTAAATTCTGGTAATATTATCTTACATGAATCATCTTTAAACGCACAATTTACATTTTTTTCACAACTATCCTTTCCCAAATCTAAACAACTTAATAATTCATCTACATCTACGTCATCGCTAATCTCCGCCCAATCTATATTTTTACTCAATAATTTTCTTAATTCATGAATCATTAATTTCATTTTATATTTATATGTCATGGCAACAGTTCTCTTTTCGTACTTATCCCCAATCTTTTTATTAATTTGCTTCTGATATTGATCGATAATAGTAGAAAATATCTTAAATTTTAATGTTTCATTCTCTTTCTTATTTATTTCTATCTTAAATAAATTCCTGAACATTAAATAAAAATTTGATTCTAAATGAATATTTTTTATAATTTTTTCACGTTCTTTATCTTGTTTTGGATAATTCAACATAATCATTCTATCTTTTGTATATTCTTGTAATATTTCATCTCTACCATCTTCATCCATATCGCCATCTATGGGTTCGGGATTAATCAAAACTACCTGATTTGTTTTGGTCCTTATGCCAACCACCATATTTCTTTCAGTTACAATACTATTCGCTTCTTTATAAAGATTAAATTCTTCTAATATTTCTTGGGTTTCTAATTTATCCATTAAATAATCCAAATTATCACCATATCTTTCTCTATCGATATTTATATTTATAGCAGATGGTGCACAAGGTAAGGCAAAACGACCTTTATCATGTTTTATAACAACTGCTATCACTTGATATTGATCATTATACAATTGTTTCACAACACTATACTTTTTTTTACTTGAAGATGTTATTGTATATTTACCGTCTTTATGTATATCTAATAGTTTATTGAGAGGTATATTATCTATAAAATCGTAGTTTCTTAAACTTTTCTTTGGGCTACACATTTCATCAAATTTATTTTTTAGAGTTCTAATTACTTGATTAAACGATGTATTTTTAAAATCTTTATTCGCAAAGTGTTTCTTTTCAAATAATTTCATATATTTCCACTCCGCACCCATTGTTCTATACACCATATAAATCGGTTCATAAATATTATTTTCCATATACAATATTATCGTTCTTTTATTCTCGTCGAAAAGATATTTTGAATGATTATTCTTTGGACATACAACTTCTATCTTATCTTCTATGTCATCTTTTGGTTTTTTTATAACAATTAAATTAACACCTTCATCAAAAAACGCACCTATTCCATTTTTTTTCGGTAATGTCACTATTTCCCAAAATATTTCGTGTGAATTTTTCTTTTTCTTATTATCCCATAGATATTTTACAAAATTAATCATAGCATTTCTTATCTTATCTTTATCATTCTCAAACTGTTTTTTATTATCTAAAAACATATGATATAAATTTCCTTTATTTACAGATAAAAATTTATCCATTTCTTCATCTGTTGGATTAAAATTATCTATATCATCTTTGGATGGTGTTCGTATATAATTAACACTCCCTCTAAATCCTAAGCTTTTTGTAATTATTTCCCTCGCTCTATCAGCATCCTCTTTTCCAACATCAACAAGATTAGCATTTGTTACATTAAAAGGTTCGCCAGTTTTCATGATATTACTTGCTCCATTTTTTATTAATAAATATTGTGTATAAATATTACTTATACACGTTAAAAAGCTATTATTAACTGAGTCGTCCATGCCTACTCTTAATAATGTCCATTTTTTTGGTTTTAATCTTGAATCCTTAGACGATATCCAACATTCTTTTGTAATATTATAATTAAAAAATTTCTGCAAAGATAATTGTAAATATCCAAAAGTGTTTCTTCTTAAGGGAAAAGACTCTATTGTTGGTCTTACCAACTGTTCTAATGTTTTATTTTGCGATTGCATATATAATTTCTTACTTGGAACATTACAAAAATCCTTTTGCTTTTGTCTATTAGCACTTATAGTTTCATCCTTTCTTTTTCTTAAAAATGGTATCAATTTCTTGGTTTCATATCTTTTATCATCTTTTAAATAATAGTCACTTGGTATTAATTTTTCCCCATTTGTTCCTATTTTCTTGAAATTTTTTGGTGCGGTTATCCAATATTTATTTGTTTTGTCATAATATTTATCCTTATCTTTTTCTTCCCATGGCATAGGTTCATATTTTTGAGTAGCCTTTTTATAACAACACGGTAAACAAATTTCTTTCACTCCGTTTTTGGTTCTTATATTTTTTTTTTGAAAACCTGGGTAATGTTGTTTATAAACTAAATCATTATCTTTTAATCCTTCATGACTTTTTGCATCTGTAAATTCAAATATTCGTTTATCATTGGAAGCTGTTTTACTTCCTCTTTTTATAACAGCATCCCATCCACCACATTCACCTTGATTTACTTGCTCAAACGATAAAGGTCTTCCCGTCGCATTCTTCTTATCACTAAAACACCAAAATCTTGGACATATATAATGATATTTTTTACCTGTTTCTTTTTCTGTAATAAATTCATCATATGAACGTATTCCCTGCTCTTCATCGATTTTATCTATTTTTCTCTTTTCTTCATTTGTTAATATGACTGGTGTTTTGCCAGCATTAGTTTGACAAAATTTCGCGTATGAATGATTACTTCCAGTATCTTTTGTAAATATTTCTGGTTGATTTTTTCTAATTCTTTTAATGAAATAATTACTTTTCCCTTTTAATTGAATATCGTTTAGATTACCATATGATTCATCTTCGCTTTCACTTTCACTTTCACTTTCACTTTCACTACCACCTCCAGAAAAAGCATCTTCTTCATCGCTACTTTCATCATCATCTCCACCAAACACATCATCGTCTTCTTCATCGCTACTACTATCTTCATCCTCATAATCATCAGCATCATCTACATTTCTTTGTACATTTATATCCTCTTTCTCAGCAAATCCAGTTTTTAATACCTCTTCTTCTTCTTCTATATCTGCTATTGCTTCAGCAACATTTTCATTTTGTTCAATATCTAATATAGGTAAAGGTTTGGCACCATAAAAACTATTCAAAATTTTCTTTCTTTCTTTATTTTTTACTAATAATAATTTGTCTATTAAATAGCCTGTATATATGTCCAAAAACTTTAAATAACTATAATTATTCACATTTTCATATTCAATTATTGTTTTATCAAACTTTTTATACATTGTTACACCAAATCCCGGATTATCAGCACTTTCTATCTTTTTTTTAGAATATACTGATAAATTTAATCTTAATTCTTCATTATATTTTTTTATTTCTTCTACCGCATCGTTTTTATTTTTTAATTGTTCTGGAAAATTTGTCAATAATAATTCTAATAATATTTTATCATCTGTATTATCAACTGCTGATTCTGATTCAACTCTCTTATAATTTAATATAAATGTTTTTATAGCGTTCATTGGTTTATAAGAACTTACTTTTATATATTGAAAAGTCAATTTATCATTTGTTTTAAAATTCTTTCTATTTGTTACGTATATATATCGTAGTGCTTTCGACCATTGATTCAAAGAAAATTTATTTGATTTTAATAAACCAAATTCATATTTATAATTTATATTTTTCATTTCTATATTTTTTTCAAAATTCTCAAATAAATCAAAGGTAAAACCACTCTTTTTTATAAATTTATTTATAGGTTTTAATAAAAACTCATTAAGATTTTCTTTTATTATCTCAATTAATTCTTTCTTATCCAAAAAACATTCTAATATTTTAATATTAATACTTCCATCGGAATAAAATTCGCAATGCATCTCTTTATTTACACCATCTCTGGTGAAATATAAAAAAAATCCCAATGATAATGGTTTCAAAGCTAACATTTTATCAATTTTTTTAATAAGTGTTAATCTGTTATTATTTTCTACGTATAAACTTGGTAATTTTAAATTATTACTACTAATATAATTATTTGTATACAATCTAAAAATATTTTCTCTCAATTTTCCTGGATTATATTTTATCAATTGTATATTAAAATTTGAATGAACTATTTTAAATAATAGATCAAGTGGTATATGTGTTCTTATTGACGGATGTAGTGTGAAATTAATACTTGATATTTTACCTGTATGTTGTGATAAATGGTCATGAAAAATTTTGATATTAGAATAACTGTATCGTAACTTATCATTCGTATCAAAAATACCCCTTTCAGATAATAATTTTTGGTTAGTGATATTTTTATTGTAGTATAAATTTGGGAAATAAATTTGAAGAACATATGAAAACATATCATCTTTCCTACGAATAGTTTCATTATCTTTTATCATTTCCCAATAATCTCTTGCTAAGCATATATATATCTCATTGTCAATTAAATCATTTCCAAATTCAAATAAAAGATTATTATTTTGATTATAAAATAAATGTTTATCTTCTCTTTTATTAAATAAATAATCATCAAATGTTGTTTCGTTATTTACACGAATATTATTTTCACTATGTATTAATTTGTAGGGATTTGCGATAAATAGATATTCTTTTTTATCAAATATTTTATGACCTATTGGTGTTTCAGTTATTATATTTTCCCATTCAAATAATTTTTTAAAATCAACATACTTATGTTTTTTTCTTTCATTTTCATATTTTGCTTTTTGGTTATAATTCATTTCTATTATTTCAATTTCTTCATTTTCTATATGAAAAAAGTTTCTTTTTTTTCTTAATGTATCAAAAATATCATCAGGGTGAATATTATTTTGAAATCTCCCAAATAAATAAATTTCATCAGTTGTTACGTTAAGATTTGCGTTCATTATGATTTTTCTTTTTATATCGTCTATAGTATCGTCATAATATATATCTATATCATTGGGATATTCTAAACAATCTTTTCTCTCTGGTCCTTTACAATGCAATAAATTAATTTTTGACATATATATAAATAAATGATTATATATATATTTAAATGGGTATTAATATAATTGCTGCTATGGCTAAAAATAGAGTTATAGGTTATAAAAATCGACTACCATGGAATATTCCAGAGGATTTAAAACGTTTCAAATGGTTAACCAGTGAAAAAAATACAGCTGTTGTAATGGGTAGAAAAACATGGGAAAGTCTTCCTATAAAACCATTACCAAACAGAAGAAATTATGTATTAACAAAAAATAATAAACACGCTATCTTTCCTGATGGACTTGTATTAACTGATTTTGATGATATTAACATAATAAAAAAAAATTATTCCAACGTATGGATAATAGGGGGCGAAGCTATATATGAACATTACATAAATAAACCATATATAGATAAAATTTATTTAACAGAAATAGAAGAAGAGTATGAAGGTGATACATACTTTCCTGAAATTCCAAAATATTTTTGCAAGACAATACAAGGTCCAAGTAAAATATATAAAGTAAATTCTGTTAAATTTGGAAGATATAATATGAATATGTATTCAAACTGTAGTTTTCCAAGAAATCACATATCATAATAGGGGTTATCAGTTATTTTCATACTACAATATTCGGTAGGTGTTTCTTTATAATTAATTGGGTTATATAGATTTTTCTTAACAGCTTCTTTTAATATAAATTTAAAATTATTCCAAAATTCAGTAGTGTGTCCAACAGATTTTGTAGCAATATGCGATAATTCATGTAGAGCTACAAATGTTAATGTATTTTCATCTATTAAAGAATTACCATGCTTTTTTTTAGTAACGCAAAATGCTAATTTTTCACCTTTATTTTCTGAATAGGCGGTATATTTACTTGTTGGTAAAATTTCGTATATTTTTTTAGGTTCAAATCCATCAACCAATCTTTTTACATTATCTCTATCTGGATATTTTTTATGTAAATGTTTTACAAGAATTTTTAATTTATTTGTTACGCGTGCTAACAAATCAGCAACCAATTGAATTTTGTTTCTTTCTCTTACACAATATTTATTTCCATCAACTGTGCTCACTATACATTTTAAATTGAAAGTGTCTGATTCTTGATATACTTTTAAACACATGAATAATACAAATCCCATAATGATATAACCAAATACATTGATATCTAATTTCATTTATATATTATTGCTAAAAATATTAATTAATATTTAATAATTAATATTTATTGTTGTCCAGCTTCACCAATTTCAAGAGGTCTTCTAAATGGATCTCCTGTGATAGTGGATGAGTTCCATGGTCCTACATCCATTTTTGGGTTAGGTGGTTCACTTCTTAGTTGTAGATTGGCGTTTCTTAAACTTTGACCAACGGTGTTAATACCAATATGATGACCAGCTTTCAATAAACTCACGTTCATTAAATCCCCAGCACCTGATGGGTTAAGTTTGGAAAATTCACTATTATTATCTTTTGGTAACAATTCTTTTGGGTCAACTACTTGTTGCTTAGCACAACTTGGAGGCAAACCATATGTATCAGTGTTCATTCCATCAGCATTTCCGTAATCCGTATTTTCACCTTCTGGATGTGCTGGTTGATAATTATCAGCACCGCCTTCTACACTAACAGCAGAATGATTTCCACCGTGTTCTGGTGCTGCATCTTTTTCAACTCTAACATCATTTGTCATACCACTTAGAGTAAGACCTTTACCTTTTGAATAATTGTATAAAGCGTACCCTAAAGCAAGGGCGGCGATCAACATAACAATTTTGTTTTTAGTCAATTGTTTAACTAAGGACTGAAGCGACTTTAGCATTATATAAAATTATGATATAAAATAATTTTTCTATTTTCTTACTTTTCGCTAAATAAAAATTGTTCATCGTCAGATTCGTCCTCTGATAAATCTATTTCATCTAACAAATATTGTTTTTTTATTTCTTTTAATGTCAAATATGCCTTAATGGCTTCCATTTTCGCTTCTTTTGCTTTTTTTCGCGCTTTCTTATAAATTTCTAAATAAACCTCATTTGGTTTTTTTAGTGATACATTGGATTTTTCTTTTGGAACTTCTATATTTATTTCAGATAATTCTTCATTTTTATTGTTTTTTACTAAAGTATTAGTATTTTCTTCTTCTTTTTCACTTTCTTCCTCTTCTTCATTTTTTTTAACAACCATGATTTTTTCTGTTGATTCATTTTCACTTTCTTCTTTATCTATATCACTTTCTTCACTAACTATACTTTCGTCTTCATAATCTATATTATCTTCATTGTCTTCATTATTTTTATAGTTTGTATCTTCTACTTGAACTCTTTTTTTTGAATTATTTCTTTTTATTAAACACTTACTAAAAATCTCTTTTTCTTTTAAAACCATCACTTGTCTTACATTTAATTCTAAATTAAAATAAGTTGGGCTAAATCTTAATCCAGTGAGCTCTAATATTGTAATTATATTCGAACCCTGTTTTATTGAATCCACGGTTAATTCATTTTCATCATCATCATAAACACTAACGGATCTTGTATAAGTTTTTATATTTTTTGGAAAATAAGTTCTTATTAAATACTGTTTTTTATATGATTTAATACTATCCATCCAATTCATTTCAATATCATCTAATGATAACTCATCATCATCATCGCCTCCAAACCAAGTATCTCTCTTATCATATATTAATTGTCTTACGTGTTTTTCTAATTTCTTAATCCAATTTAAAAAATTATAATCGTGATCGTTAAATAATAAATCTGTATAGATTTGTTTATTGGTATAATGAATACCTTTTTTGGATTTACACTTTGGCGTTTGAAATAATAATGGATTATCATTCATAGATATACTTGATACATATGTGTTCCCTCCCTGAAGTGGTTTTGGAGTATGCAATACCATATCTTCTAAACTATCATTAATATTCAATAAATTCATTTATATATGTTACATATGCGAATTCTTTTTAATATATAATATTAATAATGATTAATAAACAAAAAATTATAGATGAATGTGTTGGTGTATTGAAAAAACCTGAAATAAAACAAGAAATTGTTAATGTGTTCTCACCTGTAGTAGGCTTAATATTAAAAGAAATTTATCCTTATATCTATTTAGCATTAATTTTAGTAGTTATTTCATTTTTATTAATTTTAGGAATATTTGTTATTTTATTGCGTTTAAAGTTTTTAATTAATAGTAAACATTTTAGTAAAATAATTTCTTAATTTAATGTATAATGCCTAAAAGCAGACGTAGTAGATCCAGTTCTCGTAGAACTCGCAAAAGAAGCTCGAGCAGAAGAAGAAGCGGTGGCAATGCTCTTCAAGCAGCTCTTGTACCTTTCACATTGGTAGCAGCTAACAATATGATGAAAGGTAAAAAACTAACCAGTTTAGTTAAAATCGGTGGTAAAAAACGCAGAAGAAAATCAAGAAAAAGTCGTAAAAAAAGTCGCAGAAGACGCAGACGTTAATTAATTATTTCATATTTTTATGCTATAATTAATTTTTTAAAGTGTTTTTATAAATTATAATGGGCGAAAATTTTCAAAATAATATTAAATCTTGGGTTCAAGTCGATAATCAAATTAAAAGATTATCTACACATATGAGCGAATTAAGAGACCAAAGAAAAAATATACAAGACCATATAACATCTTATGTTGAAGAGCATAATCTTGATAATGCTGTCATTGAAATATCTGATGGTTCTTTGAGATTTAATAATTATAAACAAACAGCACCATTAACACTTAAGTATGTCAATAAATGTTTGTCAGAATGCATTAATGATGAAAATACTGTCAATAAACTTATGGATTACATCAAAGAAAAACGCGAATTTAAATACCAAAATGGTATAAAAAGAAATTATAATTAAATATTAATGTATTCTAACCAGGCATTTCAAAAATTTCTTGATAATAAGAAAGAACTACGAGAAAAAGAAAGACACGAACATTTCCAAAATTGGATAAAAACTAATAATAATGAACAAAAACTTATCATATTATTAAAAAAAGTTAACACACTTATTGATGATAGTCCTTACGAATTTAAAGATAAAAATCAATTTAAAGATGAATTGGCTACCTTTATATATAATTTAACTTTTAATGCCTAAGCGTAGTTTAAATTTACACGAAACAGTAGTTGAAAGCGAAAGCGAAGAAGAAGATATAGAAATAACTTTCGACGAATATATGTCTGTTCCTGAAACAAGAGAAATTATTATTAATCAACATTATTTCGATTTTGAAGAAAATCTTTATGATTCTCTCACTTGTTTATACAGAAAACACGCGTACTTATGTAGCGATGATAAATATTTGAAAGATATGGAAATGTTTAATGACCTTACATTTTTTAATTTTATTTATGAGCATATTTATAAAGATTATAATAATGATTTTATAAAAGATAATACTTTATTACAAAACACTTTTTTAGATAATATTCCAAACGAAGAAATTAAAAATAGTACAAAGAAAATTAACATTCAAACTAAAAGTAAAAAATTTGATTGGTCGACAAAATCATATAAATAAATATGTATATATTTTATATATATGAACTCTAATGACCTTATATATTATAAACAATCTGGTGGCGGAATACAAAGTTTAGGATTTAATTTTAAAAACATTTTATTATCAAAAAATATCCCTGTAACTTACTCTGGCGGTAGTAAAAACCTTAAAAAATTCTATAATAATATGGGTTCTTATTCCATACCTACATCATTGGTTCTTTTAAACAAAAGGGTAGAAGACCTCAAAAATAATCCCACTATTTTCGATTTATATGATAGTATTTCTTTATCTAAAAATAAAGAAAGATTTGATTATGACGACGACTTACATACACAATTAATGAAACTTTCTGGTTTTAGAAAATCTAAAACAAGAAAAAATAGAAAAAAAGCTAATAAAAATACAAGGAAAAAAAGATCTTAAATTTGTTTCCAGTTCTCTTGATTAAATGGTGATAATTTTAATTTTGTAATCTGTTTTTTATATTTTGATGCCAATCGTTCTATTTCTATTTCTTGTTTCGTTTTTGGAAATGGATTTTTAATACTTCTTATCTCATCCGTTTTTTCAGGTTTTACTCCAAAACAATTGACACCAAATCTAATATTCTTATTCGCCATATAACCACCATTTATTCCAGGTCTCCCACAATTATTGCCTTCGCTACCACATTTACCTTTATTTTGTAATTTTTCCCAAGTTACTTTTTGAGTTGGGAATAATGCCATCTGATCCGCTGACCATCCGTAGCTACACCACTCGCCACCATTATTGTACGCATCTTCTATTTGCGAATATGTTGCTAAATCTGAATCAAATGCTTTGCATACTGCTTGTGCTTGTTTGTATGTATATTTATTTCCCGGAACATGAAATACTTCTTCTTTTGTTACTGGTTTTTCTTCTACTTGAATATTCTTAGAATCAACTTGCATATCAATTCTTGGTTCTGGTGAAAATAAATTCACTATTGCTGTTTTTACATCCAATTCGAAAAAATATTGTAAACCATTAATCATCAATAAAAATATAAATAATCCCCAAACTATTACCTCCATCACATTCAATGCTTTATTGGGCATAGTACCTTGTTGGCTTGTGTTTGTTATCCCTAAAGTGTCAAACATAACAAAAAATAATATCAATATTCCAACCATAATCATCATTGTCCACGGATTAAACTGATTCATATTCTTTGTCATATCGCTCATTGGACTATGTAACACTGAACCAAATCCATGAACTGGCGATACTCGTGCTACATTTGTTTTATCCATTACATCCAGATCTTTTAATCCCATCCCTGCTTCGGGCATATTAGGTGTTGATACTTCTTTAGACATTCTATATATTATCCACAGCTATTTTTTTTTACGATAGAAAAAACAATATGCCTGTGTTGATTTTATTTTATTTTCATCTGATATTTCTGTAACACTTGTATCATTAAACAAATACCATTTCTTGTTCGCATTTTTTATAAATGCTGTATAGTGTCCTCCCCTTGTTCCTCCACTGTGATTACATACACCATATAAATCATAAACATATGATTCTTTATCATATCCTATGACATATTTACTCATATTTAAATTCTCTAATGGAAAATCTATATAAACTTTATTTTTTCTTTGGCGATTATCAAATCTTTTTAAAGTAATAACTAAAATATCTGGTAGATTCCAAAATTGGATTTTTTTCTTGGCTGATTCCAATTTCTTTTCTTCATTGTCATTTGATACATCTATCTTATGTTCTAATGTCTCTTGTGCTGTATATTTATCCAGACACCCCTGTAATGTTTTTATTAATCCTATTTCTACTTGTAGATTAAAAAAAGGTTCTGGTGTTATGTTACTATAATCACTTTCCAATGATTCCACTTTTGATACGTGAATACCATAGAAAATTTTTATAAATTCCGAATATTCTTTTCTATACATATTTTGCATCATCTTATAACATTCCACAGCCGTTTTATCTTGATTTGATTTAGCATTGCCTGATATAGACATCTTAACTTCTCTTTTCAATGAGCTATGAAAACAATCTATTATAAATCTTAGAAACTCTTCAGCATCATTTTGTAAATAACCTGTAAATAATGCTAAATCTTTTATCCTCGCAACTCTCTGCACAGCCTGTAAAAATCCTCCTGGTTGTATAACACAATTCTCACTCCACATTAATTTTCTTAATTTATCCCATTCATACAATATTAAGCTCTCTGGAACTCTATTCATTCTTTCTTTGTAACCATCCTTATCTTTGTCTAAAAAATGATTTAATTCATACGTGTGTGATAAACATTGTAATGTTGAATTTAAAAAACATGTATTTCCTAAATTCGCTAAGCCTGTCAATCCTTTGTCTTTATATTTCATGTTTTCTTCTTTATACATAAATTATAGTATATAATTCAAGATTTACATTTAAACACATTTTTTTATTTATATAATAATATTAATGAATCTAAATACATCATTTAACAGAGAACAAGAATCCATGAATATTTTTAGAGATTATATTAATTTCTGTCACGCCGAACAATCCTCTCTTAATAATATTTTACATACGCAAAATACCTTATCTAATAATAGATACAGCATGTTCAGTTTAATGTTTCGTCATATTCATGATGATTCTATTCTGCCTACTTCTGTTATACCTCCACCAACTTGGCCTCCACATAATCCAAGTAGTCTTTTTACATTTAATAATAGAAACAGATTATTTAATCCTAATACACGGCGAAATAGAAATAATAGATTAAATACACCTAATACTACTATTAATCCTCTTCAGGAATTCATTAACGCATCCAGAAGTAATAATGAAAGAAGAAGACCCGCTACAATCAGGCAATTCTTTGAAAATTGTACTGTATTTTTATACTCAAATGATACAAGCAATAATCAGATAAGATGTCCAATTGCAATGACAGATTTTTCAAACAACGACATTTGCGTAAGACTTCCATGTAATCATATTTTCAAAATAGAACCATTGCTTCAATGGTTCACGCGTTCAAGAAGTTGTCCCTTATGTCGTAGAAGAATTAATGCCGATATAAGCAGTAATAATGTAATAGACCTTTCTACCGATGACGCATCCGTACAAACGCGCGATATTAGCAATGGTTTTGTTGCTGATATAAGTGCCAATAGCATTGAAAATCTTTCAAGAGCATTGACTAATACATTACAAAATAGATTACAAAATTTATTTAATGACCCTAATTTATCAAATACACCTACTATCGTGACAACAAATATTTCTCTTATTGGTGATCATACTTCTTCTACAGTTCCAAGTCATCCAACAACACCAACCAACAATAGTGACACTGATAATAGCGCCAATATTGTTTAACAATACGCATCACAGATTATAAATAAAAAACTTCTTACTCTGTTTGTCCTATTTGTTCCTCCGCTGTGATACGTCATATCTCTATGAATAGATATATCTCCAAATTTATATTCGGTTTGATATCTCGCTAATAAAAATTGTTGTTTTATTTCCCATTTCAAATCATTCATGTAACCAACAACTATATCATGCTCATTTTCTTTGTACTTATTATCATATTTTCTAAATTCTTTTAAAGATTCCTCTTTGTAAAATATTATTGGTCCCATTTTTATATCTGTATCATGTAAAGGTATCGATATAAAATATCTACACATTCCTTCATTCTTTTTTAACATATCCATATGTATTTGTTGTTCATTACAACCAGGATACACATCAAATTTCTGCACCATTAATATCCTCCATCTATTACATCTTAATAATAAAAATACATTTCCCAATATTTTAATTAAATCCCTCCCTAAATCATTTCTTATATCACAGTATTTATCTAATAATTTTTCTCTTTCCTCTTTGGGCCATTTACTTAATCTCTCTCTTTCATCACCAAAATCTGAATATAAACAATTTATCCTTCTATTTTCATTTGAAACATAATCGTTGCCTCCTTCTTCCAATTCATATCTTTCCTCATACTTTCTTACCTTCTCTATTATCATATTTAAATCAATTGGATTTATAAATCTTCTCATTATACAAAAAAAATTTTCATTCATTTCTTTTGGATAATTTATTCTTCTACTTTTTAATACATTGCTCATTTGATTTTTTTAAAGAAAGTATTTATTGTTTTTTGACCCACACAATTGTTTCTATAACTATTTATATACTCATCAAATATCAATTTCTTTATTCTCTTATCTGATTCTTTCGATATCTTATCTTGACATTTCTTATGATCATTTTTAAATTCTCTCTTTATTCCATTAATTTTTATCTTATACATTCTTTTTTGTTTTTTAAATATCTTTAATTGTTCTAACAACAATCCAAATAATTGTAATAACGGTTTCATTATTTGATTGGTTATATAATGTTCATAATCTGGTTTCAACCCATTCTTCTCTATATAGTCAGGGTGTTCTATCTTATCTCCTTGTAATTTCACTTTACCCTTTGTTTTAATATATACAAATGGTAATCTACTACCAACAGCTGGCTTATTTCCTGGGTCTCTATCGCCCATTCTATCAGCCAATACCTTATGTGCTATTTGTTTTGGATTTTTATAATAAGCATTCAACTTCTTTGTAATAACTAACTTTTTCATCGGTATTTTTTCATTAATCATATCATTTAAATACCCTTTTATAAATTTCACTGCCTTATTTGCATCACACTGATTCATTAATATATCTACAACACCACCATAACTATCTTTAACACAAGGTGCGTTATCTCTTCTTTTTAATACAATCCCCATAGATTTCCTTTTACAGTAATTTATATCATTTTCATATAGCATTCCTACATATTTCTTCTTAGCTAACAATAGAAACGGCATAAATGTTTTTTCATATTCCAGATCGTGTGGAACTTTCAAATATTTTGTAGCCAATTCACCTGCTTCTTTTGCTAATTCTATTGTTACATCTAATGCTTGTTTCCCAACTACCCTCTCGCCACTTTCAGCCCATTTCAAATTAAATGTGAAGAATACGGAATCCGTATCACCATATATGTATTCAGCATCTGATTTCATTTTACCATACTTCGTGTCAACTGTTATTCCGCTATAACAATCTTCTATTATGGTTTTGGCATACATCAATAGTTTTCTACCCGTAGCAGTTGTCGATGCTGCTATATCTATATCATAAAATGAACTTGTTCTCGCGCCACACTGACCATATAATGAATTAGCAACTACTTTAATACCTAATTGTCTCTTATCATATACACTTTTCATAAACGGATCTTTTGCTTGAGCTTTTAATTTCTTAGTTGCTTTTCTGGCAGCGAGCAACTCTGTTAATACACTTGGCATAATCCCTTTCTTATCATTATTGAATTGTATATATCGACAAATTTTATATCCTTTCAATACCTTTTCCTTTGCTCCTTTCAATGTTTTTCTTACATATTTATAAGTATCAAATTTAACATCTACATATTTATATCCTTCCAAATTATCATAAACATAATTTCCTTCCTCATCCTTTTCACCTGTTTCTATTATTAATTCGTCTGCTAAGTTATATTCTTTGGTCCATACTTTACTATCATGTGATATATTTTCACTTACCATACAACTTGGATATAGTGAAGAATAATCATTAACAGCTATAGGATTGTCCGGATAAAATCCTGTTTTCGGTGTTAAACAAATGGCGCCCTCATAACCATCTCCTTCATCCTGTTTTTCAAGATCTGGCATAAGTATATTCTTTTCTCTTCATTTATATGCTATGAAACTTAATAATTTTATTCCTTGGCCTCTCTCTATAGTAAAACTTAATGGTATCTTACAGATAGCCGAAAACTCAATAAAGCCTGTTAATATATCACACTTCATCATTAAATTATGTAGTAGATTACAATCCTGAAAACAATATTTCGCTACCTTTGCTCTTTTCTCAGGCGTGTTAGCATTAAACATTTCTTCTAATGTTATATCATCCTTATTTAAACACCACCTTAATTTATTATTACTGATATCCATTTTATGATCTATAACAAATGTTCCTTCTTTATAATCTACCTCTTCTACTGAAAATTTCTTTCCATTCATATACATATCTGTTGAATTACCTAATATCTCAAAACTTATATAGTCTCCATTCTTTATTCCCATTAGATTCTTACTGAACACTTTTGTTTTATCATCTATACATACTGTCTTTTTCACACCATCTCCTATAAAATACGATGAAACATAATCCAATTTATAACTTGGTAAATTTTCTTCTTTTCTAAAATGACTATACAAATCTAACTGAACTCTTCCTTCCATCATTATAAATGTAGACTGGTGTGTTCCACTTGCTATTTTAATTTCTTTCTTCTTAACCATTTTCTTCCAATTTTGATTTCGATTCTTAGACAATATTTTTATAAACTCTTCTTTAATTCCTAACTCTTCTGTTCTTTCTATTATAAATTTCCAATCAAATCCCATAGTGTTATATCCTATCATCATTTCAGGATTTTCTTTTTCTATCATTTTTGCCCAAGTCATTAATAACTCCACTTCTGTTTCGCAACTTATGATTTCTCTATTATATACTTCAGGTATATCATTACACTTTCCTAATGATACTATATGATTCAAATACTGTTTTTCTTCACCATATTTCTGAAATGTGCTTCCTATAAATGTTATAACATCCCCTTCTACTTTTGGAAAAGGATATTTTGTAGTTATCCCCCTTTTCTTAAATTTACCCCACTGATCCTTAGTCTTACCATCACTACACAAACCATCGATATCTTCTCTATCTATCATCCCAATCATTGTCTGCCATTTTGTATCTAATCTTCTTAAAAACTTCTTCATCATATCATCATCCATTTCCTCCTTTAAAAATATTTGACTTACTCTATTGCCTCTACCATTTATTGCTTCTGTTAATAATTCAATTAATAAATTTCTCTTATTTGCAAATGTATCTTTCGATACTTCATCTCTTTTCCATATATCAATAATTTCTTTTATTAATTTGTCCCATCCTTTTTTGGCCAGTGGAAAATCACCATGACTTGAACTCGCTTCAATATCCCAACACATTTGCTTATATGGAACCGCTGTTTCTTTACCTACCACTGGTTTTATATTCGCTGGTTCTACATCATATTCAAAATCTTGTGTTGTATTTTTCTCACATCTTTCTTCTTCATCATCACTAATTTCTATCCATCCCGAAGGATTGATTTCATATTCATGGAAATACCTTAACATTGGTGGTAAGGTCGATTCATATATTTCCAACGCCTCTCCCTGAAATATATATTTCTTCAATTTCCTTTTTCTGAAGTCATCTTCTCTGGTATACCATAATGCTTTGAACTTATTCATCATTGATATTGTATTAAATGTCATTTTAAAGAACGCATGTTTCTTAAAATTATCAAATCCATACAATTTACATCTTCTTATTGGTCCCGTCTTATCCATATCTATTTGATTATCTATATTCTCTGATATATAATCTAACTTCATTCGTTCTTTCTTTACTTCTTTGCTTATATTCTTATTCCATTTAATCTCTCCTTTATTTAATCGCATAGCCTGAATCACCAGTTCTTTTCTTCCACATTCGTGTGTTGATTTCCCCGATGAAAAGCAATCGCAATTCTTATCCCAAGGTTTTGGTTTTAAATACTCTCTTATTTCATTATTTTTAACTTTCGTTTTTAAATCATTCAATAAATCTCCCATATTCATAATTCCATTTAGTTTTATACAAAACCAGGGTTGAAATGTCGTACTAACATTGTATGTTGTTCCATTCTCATCTAATCCATACATTTCTATTGTATATTTTTTTTGTTTTTTTACACTATATGAGCCTGTATCGGCATCTTCGATTTCTGTCTGATGATATTTATCTTCAGCGCTATAATCGTATAATTTAATCACTGGCATGTTGTTTATTACATATAATTATTCATCAAATTTTAAATCAATTTAATATCATAAATACAATTTTATCCTTCTCTAATAAATATTTTAAACCAACTTAAACATAATTAAAATATTTATTTAATGTGTGACTGCAAATCAGCTTTGGAATTTTATAATGATTATCATCAAAACACTATTAACAAAATAATTCATATGATATTTATCCCTATGATCGTTCTTTCTGTTCGTATTTTATTGAGTGAATTTTATATTGGACAACCTTTCTTTAATTGGCCCGGATTAACATCAAAAATAAAATTTGGTATAGGGCGTTTATTGAGTCATATTTATGTTATTTATTACTTTACTTATGGTTTGTATCCAGGTTTTGTTATGCTTGTTTATTTCACTTGGATTGAAGCAGCATATTATTATATTCATGATAATATACCAAGAAAATATTTTTTAGCATTCTGTATGTTTGCTCTTGGCTGGACAATGCAATTTATAGGTCATGCTATTGAAGGTAGAAAACCAGCACTTTTCGATAGTTTATCTCAAGCATTTACTGCCGCACCATTGTTTAGTATCCAAGCCTTTTTACCAGATTTTTAACTTTTTTTCTCGATGGTCTTTTCTTTCTCTTTCTCTTTTTCTTAGATTTATTATTCTTTTTAGTTTTACTTTTCTTTTTACCTTTTGTTTTATTTTTATTTTTTCTTTTTGTTGACCTTTTTCTTTTCTTATTTCGTCTTCCCATATCCATGGAAGTGACAAAACGTTTCAAAAATCTTTCTAAATCTTTAGGATTTTCTCTATTTCCATCTTCTGGAGAAAAATTTCCAATCATTTTACCATCTTTAAAGGCTAATATAGTTGGAAACCCCTGTACTTTATCGGCATAAAACGCATTACCCGCATATTTCGGGACATCGCAATTGGCTACAGTTATTGGTCTTGTAGTTTTCTTTCTTGAACATTTTTTTTGAAATTTATCCCAATGTGGTTTTAATCTTTGACAATGACCACACCAATCCGCAGTATAAGCTACCACCCCCAAACCTTGACTCATACTATTATTAAACTCGTTTAAATTATTATTATTTACATCATAAGTTTTTATAAACATTATATTAATTAATGAGATAATATTATCTCGATAATTAATATATGAAATATCTATTAATTATCATTGCATTTATAATAGGATTTGTATTTTGTAGTACACAAAAAACCGATTCGTTATATGAATCTTTTGATGTAAATTCTTGCCCCAATATGCTTGTTAGAAAAGGTGAAAAATTACATTTAATTAATACAAGAACATCGAGAGTTCCTGGTGTTAATCCTATTATTTTTAATAATTTAGAAGAATACGAAGACTATTTTAAATTTCAAAAATCACAAGGTATAAATTGTCCCGTATTATACTTTCAGGAAACATATGACGCACAAAATAGAGCCGGATATAGATTACTCGCTAATCCTCTTGAACCACACGGCGGACTTAATCTCACTAAACCAGGTAAAAAGGGTGAACCCGTAAGAGTCTTGCTAACCGATGCTAACAGAGATGACCCACCATTTAATCAAAATCAATTCGCCGGTTTTGATGGACAAGACCAATATATTGGTGTAAAAACACCTTTGGACGAAGTTGAATATGTTGAAGACCCTATGTCTAAAAATTGGGGCGGACATGAAGTTACACATAAAGCTATATTATCAGGTAAATTTAAAGGTAGAACAAGGCAACCAGCAGATAAAACACCGTCAATACCACAGGAAGATGAATAATTACATATTACAAGCAATCCAACAAGATAATCCTGTAAGTAAAGCAACAATTAAAGAACTTGTTAAAATTACTTGTTTATGGTGAACTAACATATGCATAACTTGGGATTTAAATGAAAGTTTATCAGCTCCATTTGGAGGTTTCACTTCTTCTGCTGTCGCAAAAGGAGAAAAAGCAAAAGATAACAAAACGTTTAAAGCAACGGAAATGGCTGCTGTTTTTAAGAATAAAGTTTTTTTATTCATATAATATTTTATAAGATAAAAATATTATATTTATTGTTGAGATTGTCTTTGGAATAATTTCACACAATCATAAATTTTCGATGATTCCGCGATTGCGAACGCACCTCTTCTTTGTGCCAAATGTAGGAAATTCACCATTACATTCAATGCTTCATTCTCATTGGTAACTGGCATTTCCAACAAGTTAACTTGTTGTTGTTGCTGTTGTTGTGGTTGTGGTTGTTCTTGTTGAACTGGCGATTCGCCACTTACTACTGTGTTTTCTGCTACTGCTGACATATAACACAAATAAATAAATAGTTTTTAAGTATTTATTTATTTAATTATTTTCTAATGCTTCAATTCTTGCTATTAGTGTTTGTATAAGGGTTTCTTGAGATGCAACCCTTGTTTCCAATTCAATAACCTTTTTATCCAATTCTTGTGTAGCACTGAAATTCAATGCAAACAGTTTCTGTTTATCCAATGTGTGAAAATCATCCACTTCTTTTCCATAACAGAAAACATTGTTCCATTTTTCTTCAAATGTAAAAGAATTATCAGCATTTCCTACAACTTCTTTCATAACTTCATTATCACTTAAATCATTACTAACATAGAATCTATATTTAACACCACTACAATCAGTTAAATCTGTATGAAGAGTAGTATCGTTCCAACTTAAATCGGTCAAATTCCTCATTTCATTTGGAATTATATCCTTTTCTAAATTAATCGCCATAGGCATTACTTCTCTAACTTCTTGTGCTATAAATCCAATGGTTTTTTCTGTTCCTCTACTTATTTTATCTTTGTATTCATAATATCGGCACGGTATATTTCTTAACATAGATAATGCTTGATTATCGCTTACATCAACTATGTTTTCTTTGATACGACGGTCACTGGAAGCAAAATATGCTCCCGAACCTATCCATATTCCGCCTGCTGAATATATACTTAAAGGACGATGATTACCACTATCATGTGAATACCAATTTTGATTTGAACTACCATACCATCCCCAATTTTTACTTCCAAATAATAAAGTATAATTTGAATTCGGCATATTTGTTGTTGTTCCTATTTGTAATGGACGAGTAGGACTATTTGTTCCAATTCCTACATTTCCATTTGCTTTTAATACCATTTGTGGTGTTTTATTTAATGGATTACCAACATCACTACTATTTTCTGTATTTACAGCAAAACACATTCTATCGGTTCCCCAACCTGCCTCTGAAAATGTATCTAACCATATCGCGCACGCTCTCATATTAGTTGATGTTGGATTTTCTCTTGATAATAAAAGTTCTCCACC